ATAATAAAGTTAAAACAAGAGATAATAAATAATTGTATTTGCTAGTATCTATATTTAGATAACGGTTTAGAAAAGTTATCATACTACCATATTTATTGAAATCTTTTCCTTCTAAATTATTTAGTAAGCATTTTTTTAATATTAACCAGTTAATAATAACCATAGTCATAAACCAACTTAGATATATTCACAATCTATTCTTTATTTTTATAGAAACTATATATGGTAACATTATCAATAATAAATATAATATACTATGAACTACTAGTATTATATCTGATAGATATCTGATAGATTAGGCATTATTATATTAAAGGAATATTAAATAGTTTCACTAGAAAATACAAATAAACTTAAAATTGAAATAGATAATAAATATATATCAAAATTGATGAGTACATTAGAATTACAACAAGTGATAGATATAATCAAAAAGTCTAATTATTCATTAGATACCTTTCCACAATATCAATTTAAGCCTAACCATAATATCCATCATCCACAATTAAAAGACTTAACTACTAATATAGGGAATAAAACTTTGGAAGAGATAGAACCTATTAAATATTTGATAGATAATAAAACCCAGATAAATTCTGCTATTATAACTAGATACCAACTAACAAATCAATATTATATTTATGGGGTTGATAAAAGAGATAGTTTTATTAGAAGTCTATTATATATTATAGATAATAGTCTCATCAATTATGATAAAAATGATGTAGATAAATTTATTTGTAGTTTAAGAAATAAAATGGGTTTAGAGTTGGAACAAAAGAAATATTACCAAATTTATAATTATAGAAAATATAAATATAAAAAGGATAATATCAAAGATACCCTATTAAATAATAAAATCATAGGAGATGATGTGAAACACTATTTAGCTGATTATTTTAAAGTGAATATTATAGTGATTAATTCTAAACTAAATAATAATTACCGAATAATAAATGAATTTTCCAATATTAGAGGTAATTGTTATTTACTAGAATTCCAAAATAATATTTATCAACCTATTTTACACGATAATAATAGTATCCAATATACTAAAAATAAGTTATTTTAATTAAGGTAGTAATAAATAATCATTAATATTATTATTGGTTTTTATAGGAACTACTCCTCGATAATTTAAAGATTTACAATATTTAAAAATATCAAATTCCAATACTTTTTGTGGTATCTCCATAATTTGTTTCATTTCATTGGAAATATCTTTTTTAGTTTCAAATAAAATATAGGGTCTATTTTTTTTTATTAGTTTTTTAGCACCATATAATACTAATTTCTCACATCCTTCCACATCTATTTTTAGAAATGAAATATTTTCAAATTGAAATGAATCTAGAGTTCTCATAGTTATCAATTCACCACCCAATCCCAAAGTAATACCACCATAATTTATTAATTTATTAGTATTATATTGTAATTGGGTATTTTTACTTTTACCATCTAATACACGATTAGTTATTGGTACTTGAACATCATTTAGATGACCTATAGCATAATTATATGGTTGGATATTATCTATTTGGTTTTCTTGGATATTTCTAACTAATAAATTATAAATAGGTTTTTGTGCTTCAAAAGAATATACTATTTGACTATTATCTATAAAATTAGCATAAGGTATACTATGTGTTCCTATATGAGCACCCACATCTATAATATTTTTATTATTGGGTATATATTTAAAAATAATATCTAATATATCTGGATTCCATACTTCACCTTTAGAAAGGGTTTCCCCTATCCATTGGTCATTCTTAAAAATATGGAACTTACCTATTCTATTTTGATAACATGCTATATTTTCTTGTTCCATTACTTAATTATTATAGATATTATTTATCCATATTTTCTAACTCAATTCAATATCTTTTCTGCCTTTTCTATATCTTTTTTAGTAATACCTATTTCAGTTTTGGTCTCTACAAAATTATCCATCAATTCTGGGCTTATATGTTTTCTAGTATCGTCTATAACAACAAAATTACCTGGTGGATGACTTTGTAAATAGTTGACAATATGTTGGGAACGTTCATTGATTTTTTCATTATCTGGTAAAAAGAGTAAACCATCCATATTAGTATGATAATTATTATCCAACATATCTATTTCATCATTATATCCCATAGTTTCTAATTTGTGTTTGATTTTTCCCATCTCACTACTTCTCATCCTCCAGTTCGATGATATCACTATTTTAGCATTGGTTTTTTTTGCTAATTCTATAATAAAAGGCATTTTTTCCAGTATTGGCGTAGTACTATTATATCCACCACTCTCATTGGCTTGATGAACTACCCCATCTATATCTAAAAAGATATATTTGTTGTTATTGGTTGGAGATTGATATTTTTTTTCCAATTCCCGTTTCCAACTGGATTTATTATATCCATTTTGTCTAGCTTTTTTCTTTTCATCTATAGACAAATTTTCCCAAGAAACTTGATCTGCGAGAAAAATTTCCATATCTTTTGGTGTGGAACCCATTGAGTGTGATTCCATACCACCATATTTAATAGATTTATTAACTAGTCTTTTATTTCTAAAATTCTTGGTATTTGTTCTATTTTTGTTTCTTAGATTTCTTTGTGTATATTGTTTTCTATACCCAGATTTTTTTAAACTTTTAATATTTTTTTTCATATATATATATATATATAAAATAATATTAAATTATTAGATTAATGGTCACCATAAGATATTACTATTCAACCGGTATAGTAATAAGACACTTTGTATGGTTTATTGATAGTATGGAACCATCCATATTTAATAATAAAGATGATATATTAGATATTTATTTCAGTGGTGGTTTCTAATTGTTGTAATTTCTGTTTGATTTGTTCCAATTTTTCTAAAATAGTTAATTTATTGGATTTAGAACCTGCTAGTGGTTTGGTTAATTTTGGATGTTTTTCTATTTTGAAAAATTCTCTAGATAATTGTTTTTCTTTATTATACATTTCTCTATAATAAACCACATATTTGGGAATCATATCTTGGGTTAAATCATCTGGTAATGGTTTTGCACTAGTTTTCCTTTTTCTTTTTGTTCCTTCTATGGAACCAACTCTATTGGCTTGTTGTTGTTCGTGAGTGGTAATTTCCAAATTATCTAGACGGTTATCTAATCTATTTCTATTTTTATGGTCGACACTACCATTTTTGGTTCCTTTGCCATTACCATAATGGTTCATAATGATTTGATGAATATATAATAATGCTTTAGTAGATAAAATATAATTGGTTGTAGGATGACTATGGAAGGTTAATTTAGTTTTATTATCTAATTCATATTGTTTAATAATATGATATGATTTTTCACATAATATACATACTTTTCCAGTTTCACAATACATTAAATAATCATTATCTTTAGTAATCCATACTGGGTTTTTCATAATATAGGCTTCTTTTCCATTATCTATATAATGACCAGGTATATAGTGTTTAATATCATATTCATTTTCAATAATATTATAATAATTGTGCTGGATAATAACATTATCGTTTCTCAAATCATATTTATTATTATTTTTAAATAGATAGATAAGATTATCTTTTTTATAATGGTAAAAAATTTCCATTAAATCACATTTTTTATAATTTTTATTATAAAATGGATATCGGTTAGTTGAATTATAAATTAATCGTTTATTTAGATTTTGTAGTATAGCATATTGGTTAGGATCTATAATGATAGTTATATCTCCAAATTTAATAGAATAACTATTATCTAGATGATTATATAAATATTCATTATTGATAATATTTTTCTCTATTGCCTCTACATTATCTTTTCTCAAATCAAATTTATTATTATTTCTAAATTTATATTGAAAATATTTAGTATTATATAATACTTCCAATATATTAGTATTTCTACCTCTTATATTATAATATGGATATTCTGTACTACTATCATATTTAATACGATGATGTAAATTGTTTAATATATTCGTTTGTTCTAAATCTAGAATAATCACTATATCTTGAATAGATAATTGATAGTTATTTTCTTCTTGATTGTATTGATATTTAATTTTATTATTAATAGTTTTCATTCTATACTACTAATAATAAAATTAGTCTTTTTTAATTTATAATAAACAATAAAAAACTTATGGACATAGAATTAATTACTATAGGCAAGCCCACCCATACCACTCATAATTCTTAATACATTGTAGTTAGTGGCATATACTCTAACTTTGCAGCTTCTGTTATCAGCAACCGCTTCTCTGGTTAAAGTTAATTGTAAAGTGGCGTTATCAATACGAGACATATTGCAAGTACCAGATGGTTGATGTTCTTCTGGTTTTAAGCCAAAGGAATATACGTTAATACCGGTAGCAGGGATGTTTTCGTGATGTTGGAATGGTTGGACCAAGTTGAAATATCTACCTTCTCTTTCGGAGAAACGGTCATGTCCATTTAATTGTAATTTGGCGGCTAAAACTGGATTCTTGCCAGAGTCGAATAGTGGCAATCCAACACCGAACGCACCGCCGGAACCTAATACGTTAGACATAGTTAGGTCTTTCCAACCACCAGTAGAAGGACTAATGTTCATGGATTGTATACCAGGTCCTGGTACAGAACCAGTTGGGGTTTTGAAACCACCTACAGTGCTGTAGTGTAAGTCAGAAGCAACACTGCTGGAACCTCCAGTAGTTTGAGCGATGTCGCCAGATACTAGAGGTAAACCTTGTAATAGGTTGGCGTTAATGCTAGCCATACCACCACCTAATGGATCACTTGGAGTTCCAGTGTAATATGATGGGTCTACACCATCGGTGTAGTTAAACCATTGAGGACCACCAAAGTTTCTAGTAGAGTTAATATCAATATTGGAATCCGGTTGGACAACCCATACAAGTTCCTTGCAAGGATGGTTGAAATTGAGTTTGATTTTGTTGCTAGTAGAATGAACGGATTCATCACCAGTGAATTGTAATTGTTCAATCAAATATTCGTGTTTTACTTGAGCGAATCTTCTTCTTTCATCAGTATCTAAGTAGATATAGTCAACATATAGGGAAGCAGCACGTAATTGAGGGACTTCATTTTGGAATTTACCTGTTCCCCAATAGCATTGTTTGGCTTCACGGAATTCTAAGTTTATTTTAACTTCGTGGTATTGTAGAGCAATTAATGGTAAAGCAAGACCTGGGTTTCTGCAGAACCAAAATTGTAATGGAATGTATAAAGTTGTTTCTGGGATGCAACCAGAGTTATCACAGTTGTCATATGTAGTTTGAGGAGGGGAAGTAGTAGCACCACCTTGCCCACTTACTACTTGGGTTAATCTAGGAAGGTTACCAACCATGTTAGCATAACCAACTTGGTGGCCAGCAGTTTGGGTAAGTTCGTTCCAGACATGGAGCCAATCTCCATAATGTTTGTCGATTCTTTGTCCACCAATTTCCACCTCAACATTTTTAATTAGAGTATGACCAATCCAGTTCAACCATCTTTTTCTATCTCCTTCATCAGAACATTCAATTCTTGGTAGAGTAACTTGTAAATAGACTCTGCTAATTAAATCACCGTTACGAGAAATGGTGCAAGTAACTTTCTTGCCGAAATCGGCGGATCCATTGAAAGTTTGTTCGATGGATTCCATAGAAAAGTTAGTGTGTCTTCTGTATACTACTTTGAAAAAAGTGATTTGAGGATTACCTGTTAAGTAAATATCTTGAGCTCCGTAAGCGACTAATTGCATTAAACCACCACCCATTTTATTTTATAATATATACTAAGAAAAAAATTTTCACAAAACGCAAAATATACTAATCTATAATACTTATATTTATTTTTTTTTCACTATTAAAGTAATCAATCATTATTATTAATTTATGTTATAATTCATTACATTATTAATAATTAATAATTTTTAATAATTATTAAAAATTAAACATTATTAACTAATAATTAACTAATAATTATTAATAATTATTAAAAATTAAACATTATTAACTAATAATTAACTAATAATTAATTAATTCATTTAATAAACAGTATTATACTATATTTTTATTGATAATATTTTATCCATTGAAACGATAGACTGGTGTATCAATATATATTTTTATATTGATTGGAATTTAATATAATTCTTTAAATTAAACTAATATATAAAATTCTCTATAATTATAGAATAAATTGTATAATAAATAATTATCTACAATTTATTCATTATTGTGTATTAGCATTATAGTATCA